TTAACGACAACGCTGACCACCTTGTGGTTGCAAGTCCACTGTCAGGAGGGCAAGCTGGCTGGCAAATCGTAGGCACGAGCTTAGGGACGTTTGTGTATCGCGTGGACAACGATGCAGTCACTGAGCTGAACCTTTTGGGTAACTTTGGTAGCACGTTCCGCAAAACTGGTGATTTGTATGGTATTATACTTTTGCCCGAATCGGCAAGTTCTGCTGACATTGAGTCGGCGAGGAAACTCTTAATCGACCGAGGTGCTTCCGACGGCGACATAATCGGTATTTCTTTTTCATACGCATGGCTAGACCGAACCGACATTGTTGAATTTAAATCTATAAGACTTTCTAATACCATTAACTTTACAAGCGCATGGCATAACTCGACTTCACTCAGTTCATTTGGGGCCATTGACGCCAGCAACGGCTCAAACTTCTCGTCCGCATGGCGAGGCACTTCTGCCCTAACGTCATTCCCAAGCGGCGCAAAGCTCGGCACGGAGGCGACCAATGTGAACTTTACGAGCGCATGGCAGTCTAGTGGACTTACGAGTTTCCCTGCGTTGGATTTAAGCAACGGGATAAATATGTCATATGCATTTTATAACGCGACATCACTAAGTTCATTTGGAGCCATTGATGCGAGAGTCTGCACTAACTTCTTCAATGCCTTCAATGGCTGCTCGGCCCTAACGTCATTTCCGGCGGGCGCAAAGCTCGGCACGGAGGCGATTAATGTAAATTTCAACTTAGCATGGATGTCTAGCGGACTCACAAGTTTTCCCGCAGCCCTTGATTTAAGTAAAGGGTCAAGGTTCATAAGGACATGGAAGCTAACACCGCTTGCATCTTTCAGCACAAAACTTCCTAAATCGGCCAACTGTCTTGAAGCGTGGCAAGGGTGTAGTTCACTCGTCGATTTTTCTGCCGATGTGTTTACCAACTGGAATCCAGCAAGCATAGATACTGCAGTCTTCAATGACACATGGGACGGCTGTTCCGCATTATCCGCTCAATCGGTCGAGAACATTCTTGTCTCCATCGACGCATCTGGCAAATACGCAACGACTAACGGAGCATCTGGTGGCTCGGCTTTATCTGACGCTGGAATCGACATCGATTACAATACAGCCACTGGCTCACTCAGTGCCGCGACGAACACCGCAATCGACAGTCTCTCCGGCAAAGGCTGGGAGGTGTTTATCAACGGAGTGCTAGTGATTCCTAACATTCTCGACTTGGAACCCGCAGCCGCTTACAGTCTCCGTTCGTTTGACTCAGACCTTGACCCGAATGTTGTTAATGTTCGACGGAGTTCCGACAACGCAACGAGCGACTTCAAGGCATCCGAGGTTAGCGATGGGACGCTTGTAGCTTTTGTAGGCGCAGGCAACGACGGCCACGTCACCACATGGTATGACCAAGGCGGCACTAACCACGCAACCCAATCAACGGCAGCGAGCCAGCCTCTATTAGTAGAGTCAGGGGCATTAGTGACACAAAACAGTAAACCGCTGATTTACTTCGACGGTAACAATGACTCATTTTCAATTCCTGCTGGCCTGATTTCAAACCTTGACACATTGTTAGTCAGTGCCGTGCTTACTAACTCTGACGGCAATAATGATTATGGTGTTGTTTTGGGTGAGCCAAACAATAGAATTTATGTGCCTTATGTGAGTTCAAATAACCTTAGTATTGGTTACCACGATTCGGCAGTTAAGCTTCAAGATGGAGCATACTCAAATGGCTTTCAGTTAATAACGCTATCTGTAGATGCAAGCACAGCTTCGGGCTTTAAGAACGGCCAAGCGTTTAGCACTGTTGCAACGGCTACAGCCTCTAATAATGCTCCTACTGTCACCACAAACGCTAATAGAATCGGCGCATTTGGCTCTCAAATTTCGGGTTCATTTGATTTTAGCGAGGTTGTCATATTTAACACCGACCAGTCAGCCAACCGCACAGGCATTGAGGCTAACATCAACGACACTTACACCATCTACTAGTTATGTATTATACATCACAAGACAAGGAAGAGCTTGAAGCTTACAACGATAAAATCGTGGAGGCCCAAGGCTACGATGGCAGCACTACGGTGCGCTGGGCTAATGTGGTTGAGCATCACGAAGGTGGGAGCTTTGCAATCCTTAAGCACAACGGTTACCAGCTCATCGACGGCGAAGAAGATGCCCCTACAGTTGACTCTATCTCCGACTTCTTTCCACCCTTAGAAGACCTTAACTAATGACAGACGAAACCCATCGATTCTTTAGGTTCAGCAACGAGGCATCTTATGACACCTTGACAGCCGCTGGTAACACCGCAAGGAACCTACCAGACGAACAAAGTGAACGCTGGCTTGCTCTTTGGGATAACACTTTCTTAGACCCTGAGACCAACAGCGACAGACTCTATTGTGTTAAGCGCAGTGGCATCCTTGAGTCTGATAACTTTGACCTAGATGGTATCGAAGAGATTAACCTTGAGACCTACCTACAACGCCTAAGCTGGGAGCCACCTGTCGAAGAAGACCTTGAGCTTCTCGACGAACTTGAACTGATAGACTAATGGACGAACAACAAGAACCACTTACAGACATCGAACAGTCACGAGCTGACACAGGGTTTCGTTATTACGTAGTGCAGCCCGACGAACTCTACACGGGACTTGTTGCAGCCGTAGACTCAGACCGTGGCTATCCGAACAAGCAAGGCACAACGATCACCGGACTTCCACCTGTTGAAAGCCTGGCTGAAGCCACCGACGGCAGTGGACGACTCATAGCCATCGACTGCTGGCGCTTTACATCCAACGACGACGCTATGCTAGAGGGGTCCGAGGGTGTCCAAGAGTTAACTCAGTTAGAGTTCTTGTCGATCAAGCCTGAGCCTGAGGAAATTATTTAATATTATATCTTTATGAAATTCACCACTGCCCAAGCGGTCTACACAAGCCTCGAAGGACACCGCTATCAATACCTAGATCGCGCACGGTCCTGCTCGAAGCTCACGTTACCCTACGTCATGCCCGACGAAGGCCACGGACCACACAGCAGACTAGACACACCTTTTCAGGGCGTTGGGGCTCGCGGAGTAAATAACCTCGCCTCTAAATTACTGTTAGCACTCCTTCCGCCTAACGCCCCGTTTTTCCGATTGAACATCGACAGTTACGCCCTGGCTAACGAAGGGGCACCTGAAGAGTTGATCTCTGAGATCGAAGAGACACTCCAGAAAGTCGAAGAGTCAGTCATGGATGAGATTAGTCGCGAGGCGTATCGCACAGCGATTCACTCAGCGCTTAAACACCTGATTATCACAGGGAATGTCATGCTGTATCTTCCTGACGAAGGGGGTATCCGGGTGTTCCACTTAGATCGCTTTGTCGTCGATAGAGACCCAATGGGCAACGTGACCCACATCGCTACCAAAGAGAACATCAGTTACGACGTGCTCGATGAAGACATCAAGGCCCAGATTGCAACTAACGGCGGACAGCCGACCGATGAGGTTCACTTGTATACTGCTGCTTGTCGCGATGGTGATGAATTTATTATATATCAAGACATTAACGGTGTCGCACTGGAGAACTCAGGGTCACGAGTTAACAAAGCGAAGAACCCGTTTATACCGCTGAGGTTCTCACGGATCGACGGTGAAAGCTATGGACGTGGATACGTCGAGGAATACTTAGGTGACCTACAGTCACTTGAGGGACTCTCTAAGGCGATCCTTGAGGGTTCTGCTGCGGCGGCTAAGGTTATGTTCTTGGTGAATCCTAATGGCACCACGCGTGCTCGGACACTCGCAGAAGCCCCGAGTGGCGCGATAGTCCAGGGTAACGCTGCGGACGTAACGACCTTACAGCTCAACAAGATCGCAGACTTCAGGACCGCTGAGTCGTCGATTAAGGTTATTGCTGACAGGCTCGGCGCTGCCTTCTTGTTAACCTCGAATGTCGTTAGGCAAGCTGAGCGTGTTACTGCAGAAGAGATCAGGATGTTATCCCAAGAGCTTGAGTCAGCG